ATTCTGGTGATGTTCCAGCGCAGCACAAAGGCAATGACATTTACTTTAAGCCTTTGCTGCTTGATGGAGACTCAATCGAAATCACAATGAGCCAACATCAAAACGTGGTGGATAACAGTATTGGTGGATTTCAGTCATTCACCCATCACACCAAAGCAAAGCAGTCCAAGCCGTTTAAATCATTGATTCGAAGTTGGGATGAGTTTCAGGAATTTAGACGCTTCCTGTTTCGTTGCGGTGGGCGATATCGTCCATTCTGGTTGCCACTTTATGAGCGACATCTGAATATTTTAAACACTGGAAACATCACAACCAGTTTAAGTACCAATACTAAGTACCTAGTTGAAGCCAAGCGAAATTACCTTGCAGTAAAGCGAAAAGATGGCACCTGGACAGCACATGAAATCACAGCAAAAACAGGTGGCTCTTTAACTGTTTCACCGGCAATCAATTCACAGCGAAACAACATTGAAAACATATGCTATATGGGGCTTTACCGCTTCGACGCAGATCAGATCGAGTTTCAATTTTTAGGTGCCGGTATTTCACAAGTCGCCATCCCGATTCTGGAGTTAGAAAGCTAATGGATATTCGTGTAGAGCTTTATCAATTCAAACACGGGGATAAAGCCTGGTATTTCACCAACCATCGTAAAGATGTCACGCATGGCGATATTACATATAAATCAGTACGTGGCTTAGACCGGGATGCGATTGAAGATGCCGACATTGATAAGTGTGAAATTGAGGTCACTTTTCCGCAAAACACTTTAAGAAATGAAGCTGGTGATAGTTTCACAAGTGTATTTATAAACAAGATTTACTTTGAGTCAGTGTATTTGACTGTGCTTGAGCTTGAGAAAAACGAAACCTTGGTGTTGTTTATCGGTCGCGTGACTCAGCCCAAGTTTGATGATTCAGCCGACACATTGACTTTGGTTTGCTCAACCGGTGAATCATATTTAAACCGGACTATCTTGGTTCGAAAATTCCAGAAAACCTGTCCAAATTCTATCTATGACCGTTGGTGTGGACTGAAATTTGAAGACTGGGCTTTTGATGTCACTGTGACTGCAATCAATGGGCTGACGATTACATTCACGGTTAATCCAACTCAAGTCAAAGATGAAGAAGGCAATCTTGTATTTGTACAAGTGCCGGTTCTGGATGAACTTGGGCAACCTGTTTTGGATGTAAATGGGCAGCCAACATATATAGATGGCGATCCAGTGATGGAAATCAAAACCTATGCTTCAGGTTACCTGAATCGCGGCCTGTTCAAAAAGCTCGGTGTCTATACCTTCATTGTGGGGAATACCGAAAACTCAGTTAGTTTGTACCGGGAACACGCTGGCTTAAAAGTGGGTGATGTTATTCAGTTGGCACCTGGTTGTGACCAGTCACATAAGACTTGTGATTCAACATTCCACAATGGTGCACGTTTTGGTGGACATCCATACATTCCAAGTGAAAACCCGGTTATGGCTCAATTAATTAAGTAGAGGTTTATATGGTTATTGCACCATGGCTCATTTATGCATTTTTAGCCGTTACAGCTGCAATGATGGTTTATACATACGTGCAAATGCGAAAGATGCAAAAGAAAAACGGGCAAACCGCCAATCAGCTGGATGGAACCATTGCAGACGAAGGCACCTCATTTAGCGACATTGCTGGAAGCCCACACATGTATGGAAATATCACTCATCTTTGGGGTAAGAGTAGTGAAGCAATTAAGGAGAAATCGGGTAAAAAATGAAAATTTACATGTCTGATTTACGAAAAGCCAAAATGTGTGCTCGCGGATCGCGGGCATTTTTTTTGTCTAAAGGTTGGGATTGGCAGGACTTTCTTAAAAACGGAATTGATCTTGAAATTGTGAAAGCATCAAAAGATGCCATGGCGCAGCAAGTAGTGGAGTCGGTAGAAAATGGCTAGTCAGGTGACAGGTTACAGATATTTCACAAATTTGCTTTTATTCATTGGTAATCCAATTGAAAAAGTTTTAGGTATTAATTTTGATAAGCGAGGCTGGATAAACCCTCTTGTTGATGAAAATGGCAATGCTTTAGAAAAAGCTGTTGTAGCAAAACAGTATCTATACGGTGAAACAGAAGGTGGTATCGGCGGGGCAATACATGCAAGATATGGAACAAATAATCAAGATATTGTAACCCCTTATAAGAATTATATGGAGTCCATTGGGCTGCAAGCTTCTACATATCCTTTTCAGTCTTATTTAGCTTTTACTGGCCTAAATGTTCCTGTGGTATCCGGTCCTCCGCAAAATATAGGTCAAAGTGAAATGCTACCCTTTGGCGCAAACAACGCTTTTTACGTCGGAAACTCGGGCTACATGAAAGAAATGCTGCTTTGGCCGAAGCGCACACGAGTTAGAAATGATGGTCGTAGACAGTGGTATGAGGTCCGTGGTGATGGCGCTGTTGTTTGTGAGATTGATGGCAGCATTGTCAATAATGAAAGAATCATTCCGATCTACGAACAATCAGCAGTATTAAGTAATAGTTCATATGCTGAACTCTATACCGATGGCAACTCATATGTCACTGATAATGACGCATTAGAAGTGTTATATAACACCCCAGTTTTTAACTTTCAGGGAAATAACTCATCGAATCATGGTCAATATGGAACTGTAGGGCTTGAAACAGATGCTTGGTGTAATTGCAGTTATACATTCAACTTTGGATCATTAATCGGGGTTTTTAGGGTTTTTGTGTCCTATGATACTGCTGGCGATAATCATCACTTTTCCTATACCACAAACACTGAAGTTCTTGGAGATTTAGTAATTTCAAGTGAAATTTTAGAGGATGATGATGGTGTTTCTTATGTAAAAAAGGTTTTGGCTATCACTTTACGGCTAGAAGGGAATAACTCATTCAAATCACAACTAGATGCAACCAGAGCACTAGGTGGTCAATCGATGTGGGTATACATGACTGTATCAGCTGAGCCACTTGAATGGGTTTTAGATGATGGTTCGGTCAAGGGATACGATATAAACCCAATCCACAAAATACGTGAAATCCTGACAGATGACACAGCAATGAATAAGCCTGAATCATCTGTAAATAATTTGAATTTCATAAAGGCTGCCGATCGAATCTGGGATGAAGACTTGGGAATTTCATGGTCTATTACCGAAAAGTCCTGCATAGACGCTATTAATGAGCTTTGTTATCACATTGAAGCCGGTATTCGTGTGAATCGCCAAACAGGTCTTTATGAAATGGTTTTATTTCGTGATGATTGGTTTGAAGAAGATGAAATTCACACTATTACAGAAAGCAAAATCAAAAGTATGCAGTACGAAATCACCAATGCTGATGAAGTGATTAACCAAGTCAATGTGAATTATTATGACCGAGCTAATATTAAGAATTCGTCATTCTCAATTTCAGAAAATGGCTTAATTCAGACGTTAGGTCGGGTCAATGCTGAAACAGTGGATTTTCCATATTTTATGAATATGCGGAATGCTGAAATCGTGGCGAATTGGAAACTTAAAATACTGTCTACTGGAGTAATCAAAGGAACATTTACTACCGGTTGGCGTACAGCACGAAAATGGAATCGCTATGATTTATTGCAGTTGCCATGGTCTAAGCGTTGGAATGGAACAATTTTAGTTCGCATTATGAGTATCAATCTTGGTGGTCCGACAAATAACGAAGTAACAATTGAGTTTATTGAAGTTGTTCCGGCTACTGAAATGTTGAATACAACTATTGTTATTGACGATCCGATTGATACAAAACCCGAAGCACCACAGCAATGCAATGCTAAGGTTTTTGAGTTGCCATATTTCGAAGCTGTGCAGGCATTTGGTGAGCGAGAAGTAAATATTGAATTGACCGATAATCCGGAAGCTGGATATTTATGTGCTATTGCTGAAAAACCTCAAAACAACTCACTCAATGCTGCTTTGCATGTAGACAGCGGAAATGGATTTGAGCGAGTAGCTACAATTAATTATTGTGAAACCGCTTATCTAGACCAGGCTATTGATCGCATAAGCAGTTCATTTGTAGTTAAAAATGTCGGAAATATTACATCTGTGCGAATCGGAAGTCAGATTTTTATCAATGATGAAATCATGGTTTATCAATCCTATGATACTGAAACTAAAGTTTTAACCGCAAAGCGAGGCGCATTTGGTATTCCACAAGCACATGCTGCAGATTCTATTTTGTATTTTTCAGATGACTTTGTTGCCGTGGATCAGACGATCTATGTTCAAGGTGAAATTGTTAGTGCAAAAGCTTTAACAACCACACCAAGCGGCGTTCTTGATTTAGCAGTTGCGGTTAATCACGATGTTGATTTTAAGGCCCGCGCAATCCGACCATACCCACCTGCAAATGTAAAAATTAATGGTAAATACTGGCCTACTGAAATTGAAACAGACTTGATCATCACTTGGGTTGACCGTAATCGAATTCAGCAAACAGGTGGTGAAATTATTGGGTGGTTTGATGGTGGTGTGACAATTGAAGCTAATACACAAACACATTTAATTTTGACACAGCTGGATAAAGACAGCCTTGCTCTAGCAACTTCAAATGTGAATTTGACAGGTGTTACAAGCTACATAATGCCAATTTCAAGCATGCAGGCTAATGCTCATTCAGTGAAAATTACCTTGAAAACCTTACGGGATGGATATGAATCCTTAAATCCATTTATTCACACAGTTGAGCTGTCTCAATTCTTTAGTGCGCCATACGATTTAACAGTTGAGTTTAAAAATGACTAATCGGTTAGAACTAAATTGGAAATTAGAAGGCTTTGTTGGTGAACAGCGTTATTACTGTTCTGAAGCTCCGATTAATGTAAATAATCTACCCACCCCCAAGGCTGTTTTAGCTGGTGATGTTCGAACATATATAGATACAGCTATTGAAGTTGGTAAGACGTATTACATCATGACGAGTTCATTTAAAAATGGTATTGAGAAATTAAGCGAGCAGCTTGAAATCACAACCTCATCAACAATATGGGATTCCACATCAAAAGTTATTAATACTCTGAATAGCTTGAGTATTAGTTACCATGGTAAGCCCGCATCAATATCAACCAATAATTTTGGGGTTGGTTTAAGTGACGTATCCAAGTGGAATGGATCTGTTTTGGGAGCGAATGGCAAGATCTATTGCATTCCCTATGACTCAACTGACATTCTAATTATCGACCCTGCCACACAAACGGCCACACGATCAAATATGGGGGCTAGTTTAAGTGGTGCATCTAAGTGGGTTGGTGGTGTTTTGGGTGGTGATGGGAAGATTTACTGTATCCCATTTAACTCAACTGACATCCTAATTATTGACCCTGCTACGCAAACGGCCACACGATCAACCATGGGGGCTAGTTTAAGTGGGACATCAAAATGGACTGGCGGTGTATTGGGTAGTGATGGAAAGATTTATTGTATTCCATGGAACTCAACAAATATTTTGGTAATTGATCCTAAAACTCAAACCGCTATATTAACAACCATGGGAGCGAGCTTGAGTGGTAGCTATAAATGGAATGGCGGTGTATTGGGTACCGATGGGAAGATTTACGGTGTTCCTGAAGATTCTGCAAATATCCTAATTATTGACCCTGCCACACAAACAGCTACCCGATCAAATATGGGGGCTACCTTAGCTGATACGGATAAATATCGAGGTGGTGTTCTTGGAGCGAATGGCAAGATTTACTGTGTTCCATGGAATTCAACTGACATCCTAATTATTGACCCTGCTACGCAAACGGCCACACGATCAACCATGGGGGCTAGTTTAAGTGGTGCATCTAAATGGGTTGGTGGTGCAGTTGGAGCGAATGGTAATATTTATTGTGCACCAAGAGATGCTGGCAATATCCTGGTGATTGATATCGTTGCTAATGTAGCAACACTATTGAGTGGATCAGGGATAAGTGGCACATCCAAGTGGCAAGGGTGCTCAATTGCTGGTGATGGAAATATTTACGCATCGCCGCTTAACTCAAATTCTGTTTTGGTTATCAAGAAGCATGCAGATGTTCCATCTATGAGCTTAAAATTAATCTTATCACCACATTTAAATAAATTGTGATTTAAAGTTTGCAAGCACCTTCGGGTGCTTTTTTATTGCCAAAATTTAGGGGGCGCAATGGCTGATCGGGCGCATTTAACAGCAGAAACAGCAGCA